GACGGATTTTGTGTTGTGTCTTTGAGCTGTCGAGAATGGTGAGCGTGTCGCCGTCGTGAACTCCGACAACCTTGCCGGTGATGTCTGCTCCATATAAAGATGAAAGAAGAGCTACGAAAAGCAGTGTTTTAGAAAGGACGGAATTTTGCACGGACGACTCCTATTATATTAATGTATTGAAGCTCATCATCTTTGAGCATGATGTCTTCGTAGCTTTTGTTTGTTGAGATGAGCTTGACCCATTTTTGGAACGGGTCACGGAGGAGTCTCTTGACATAGACTTCGCCGTTGACATTTGCGATCACTATCTCATTGTTTCTCGCTTCATCGGTACGCTCGACGATGACATACTCTCCGTTTGATATGAACGGCTCCATGCTGTCGCCTTGGACTCCTATGATGTCAAGATTTTTAAAGACTTTGAGTCCGAGGATGTTTGAGAGGAATGAGCGGCTTATCTCAAGCGGCTCGGGAAGCTCATCGCCATTGATGCAACCATAGCCAGCGGCAGCAGTAGTGTCGTGGTAAAAGTTTATTGTAACGATGTCGTCACTGTAGGTTTTAATCATATTTTTATGCTCATTTACATCAGGCTCTTTCCCTGTCAATAAATATTCAAGAGAGATACCTTCATTTTTTGAAAGTAAGTCAAGTCTCTTTGTTGGTATGTTGTCTCTATTCTTCCAAGTGTCGAGCGTGCCGTATGGTATGCCCCACTTTTCGCATAGTTCTTTATCCGTAAAAACGCCAAAATGCTTTCTTATCCTCTCAAGGATACTTTCAATTCTTTTCATTTTTCCCTCCAAACTACTTGACAATACTTTCAAAACACATTATAATTACTGCAATATATGAGGCAATTATATCAGAAATGACAGTAATTTACTCTAAATATTGTGTTTTTTTACAATCTGCGGTGTGCTTATGCTTAAAACTACGACCAGCACCGCCATTTTTGAATGTAAATACTTTCAAAAATGATGTCAAAAGATTAGGACTGGGGATAGAGTGCCTAATTGCCGATGCCCACACTAAAGCCGCTCCTTTGAGAGCAGCTTCACTGTGGACATCTGTTTGCTCCAAAACCTCCATTTGTGGGCGGTTTTGGTGTGAATAAAACACACGAAAGGATAAGAGAGATGAAAGAAATGCCGGACATGAGACAGTATTTTATTGATAACTGCATCAATTTTGCGGCTTTTGCACGAAAACACGAACTCGACGAAACGATACTCTCAAAAGTGCTCAGCGGAAAGCTGAAAGGTGAGAGAGACCGTGGAGGCGAAGACGGACGAACTGCAAAAGTAGTCAAGGTTCTTTGGGAACTTGGGATTTGGAAAGGCGAGAAGCCGAAAATATTACAAAAAATCGAAAATGACGAGCGGGGGGGTAACACCTCTAACGCACTCTAACTAAAGGAGCGTTGCCCGTGTATGTAGAAACGAAAATCGCATCGGTAGTGTATGGAGTAACATTGTCGGCTATTAAAAATGCCGTTCAACGCAACTCTGACAAATACAACTATCGCTACATCGACGGTGTGGGCAGAGGCGGCAAAAAATTACTTATCAAAGTTGACGAGGTCGAGCTTGCAGTCGCAATCGACAAAGGCGAACTTGAGGAGTCAATCACTATTTATGAAGAGCTGCCCGAGGGCGGTCTTGGAGAGGTAGCTTGGAATGACTTTAACGGCGAACAGGAAGAGCCTGAGATAAAAACGGCAAAACCTAAAGCAGACAAAGAGGTCAAATACTTTGAGCTTGACGAAGAGCAAAAGCGAGAGGCTACTGAGCGTCTGCGAATACTCAAAGACTGGGATGAGTACAGAAAAGAGGGAGTAGCGACCTCGAAATTTTGCGATAACAAAAACCGCTTCGATCCTACACTAAAGCTCAGCGAGCAAAAGTTGTATCGCTGGCAGAGAGACTATAAAGAAAAAGGGATTGTCGGCTTAGCTGATATGAGAGGCAAGGCAAGAGCGGGTAAGACAACGCTCAAGCCTTGGATGCAAGACTTTGTGTTAGCACAATTCAGAGCCTTTGGAGCTGGAGGTATCAACTATCTCCAGTTATGGGATGCGTTGCATGAGGAGGCAGCTCGCAAAGGCGAGTGCGATTATATCAAGTTCATCAAAAAAGAGCAAAAGCCTCTTTGCGACTACGGCACCATCAAACGCTTTATCGACAACTACTATAAAAACAATCGGCTTGAGTATGTGATGGTCACGCTGGGCGAAGATAAAGCAAAAAGCTACTTGCAACCTGCAATGGGCAATCAAAAAGAGCTCATCATCAGACGCAATCAGTGCTGGCAAGTTGACTCATCGCCTCTTGACGCAATGGTACGAGATGGAGATAACGGGACTGCCTTTAGACCAAACATCCTCTCAATCGTGGATGTGTTCAGCGGTCGAAGCGTGATGAGCTTGGAGCGAACATCAAACGCTCTCTCACTTGTCCGCTTGCTATGGAAAGCGTTGGAGAAATTTGGAAAGCCTGAGTACATCAAAGGTGACAACGGAAAAGACTATCTATCCAAACAGTTTCAAGAGCTGCTGAGCGGTCTTGGTATCGACTACGACAGAGCGATTGCTTATGCCGGTGATGAGAAAGGATTTGTTGAGAGACACTTCCGAACGGTTCAGCATAGCGGTATCAGCTTTACACCAGGATACATCGGAAACAGCTTGGCAAAGCGTGAGATGATAGAGCAGAGAACGCCAAAGCGAGACCGAAAAGCAAAAGACCAGTTCGGGAATGTGAAAAAGACAAACCAGCTGCACCTTTTGACATTTGAGCAAATGAAGATGAGGCTTGACACTGAGGTTGCCAAATGGGACATCATGCGTATCAGACGCAAAAATGAGTCTCCGATGGATAGATGGAACTCGGACGATACGGCAATCAGAAAAGTCGCTTACGAAGAGTTCATCTTGTATGCGGGTGGAGCCGACATCAGAACGGTCGCTAAAAAAGGTATCGAATACGAAGCGTTGCGCTTTGTTGGAGACTCACTGCCTCCGGTCGGTACCAAAGTGGTATGCAGAGCAAACATCGACAACGCTCAAGAGATATTTGTTTTCTCGCTCACTGGAGATTTTATCTGCCGAGCCTACGACAAAGAGATTGCTCTTATGTCAGCAGAGCAGTACAAGGCGGTCAAAAAGGTTTTCAAAGAGGAGATGCGTCAAGTCAGAGGCGTTATCAAATCAGCGGAGTTCAGTGCATTTACACGGCTTGCAATCGAGGAGGACTTCGAGCGTATGCTGGAGGAGCACAAAGAGTCGCTTAAACCTCAGAAAATCGAAGCGGTCAATAGTGATGTCGTCGCAGATGTCAGAGAGAAGCTTCGAGAGCAAAGAGAGGTTGACAGCATAAAAGAGCGTGTCTTTGACATAGACGGGGTGATGATGCCAAACAGCGAAAAGCGAAACAAGCTGAGCTGGGACAGCGTCATCGAGCGAGCGGTCAATTGGAGTTGAATTAACAGACTCTCCCACGGGAGGGTCGCTTAATCCAACAATAAAAAGGAGAAAGATTATGGATTTACAAAGTCAGATTTTGGAGTTTTTAGAAGCTCAGGGGATTAGTCAAAATAGGTTCGCAAAGACAATCGGAGTTAATCCGGCTTATTTGAGTGGGTATATGCAGCAAGGAGATGATTACCAGTACAAAGATAAAGTCATCGCCCCTGCTAAAACATACATCGCAAATTATATCGAAAAGACAAGTAAAAGAAAAGAGGCAGAGCTTGAATTTGTGATGACAAGAGACGCAAAAAGCGTCTTTGCGGTTATCGAATGGGCGGTGATGGATGAGGATATGGCGGTCATCGTAGGTAAAGCCGGAACTGGCAAGAGTCGAACGCTCAGGGAGTTTGCAAAAAATCATCCTGAGTCCATCTTGATTGAAGCAACCATCAGCACCACGGCAAGAGACCTTTTCAAAAAGATTGCTGAGCTGCTTGGCTCTCAATACAAAGGAAGCCTCGACCTCACGGTGCGAGAGTGCGCTTCGATACTTCAAAAAAGCGAGAAGTTTATCATCATCGATGAGGCAGAGCACTTGCCTTATCGGGCTTTGGAGCTGCTTCGACGGATGTATGACTTCTCAAAAAGTCCTTTGATACTTGCCGGAACCAAAAAGCTCATCAAAAACCTCACCGGTGGCGAGAGTGATTATGACGAATATGAGCAGCTCAGCTCAAGAGTCGGCGGCAAGTGGATACTTCAAGGACTCACTTATGCAAAAGAGAGCGAGGGCAAAGTCGTTGAGATAGACGATGACCTCAAGGCGGTCTGCAAGCTCTTTGGAATAAACGACATTGCGACAGCGAAAACAATCAAACAGTTCACAAAAGGGAACTTCAGAAAAACAGAAAAGCTGCTCAAGCGTTCTGAGAGACTGGCAAAAAGCTACGGCACGGAGATCACAAAAGATGTTATCGAGACTGCGGTCGAGATGTTACTGCTGAGATAGGAGGCGAATATGTTGTTTGAATTTGGTTTGGTTGTTGCGGGATTTGTCGTTGGGTGGGTCTCCTGTGAAATTTACATCGTTTTTAAAAAGGATAGAAGATGGTAAAAAATCAAGCATACGGTCTTTTGAGACTTGTTGAAGAGAGTGATAGTTTTGAGTGTAGTTTCATAGGAAATTTAAACGACAAACTAAAGACGGCTTTGGTACTACTTGAAGAGATTAACGAAGAGGAAGAGATATCGACGGCTTCAATCCTAACTAGTGTCAGAACCGCAAAAAGAGCTTTGTCTCAAGCTGTAAAAAGAGCCCAATAAACATTGTTAAAGCCCATTTACGGTGGGCTTTATGGAGTGTTTACACCCAAAGTATATAGAAAAAGGAGAAAAATGGGATTAAAAATTGTCAAAAAAAACAAAAGCAACCTTACAGTGCAACTTCGATACGGCTTCGTATGCGCAGACAGCATGGCAATCAAATACAACCTAAAGGAGAAACAAAATGGCAAGTATAGATAAAAAGTTGGCACAACCGCCAAAGCCTAAGAAAAAAAACAAAAAGGAGAAAAAGTGATAATAAAAATAGGGAAAAAGAGTTTTGGAAGCGATAAAAAAGAGGCTATCAGGGCAGTTGAGGACTTTTATGACATCAAAAAAGAGATGGATATCCTCTATGAAAAACTCAAAGAGCATAAAGAGGTGATTATCACTTATGCCAAAGAGGCTCTTGATGGAAGCGACAATGCGACGGTGACTTTTGAGGAGGGCTCAAAATCTATAAAAGTTTCTTTCGGATGGGACATCAAGATAGAAGATGAGGCAAAGCTTAAAGAGATTTTAGGTGAAAGGTTTGATGTTCTCGTTAAGACTGAGACGGTTTTAAAACCAGAAAGAAGACTTAAAGAGATGGCAGTAGAAGATGACGGTTTAAAACTTTGTCTTAGCGTGAAAGAGAAAACACCTACGCTAACGGTGATTTAACATGCCAAAGTTTGGAGAAACATCAAGGAGTCGTCTTGACACATGTCACCCCGATTTGCAAAGAATTTGCGAGAGAGTTATTACGGTGTTTGATTTCAGCGTCCTTGAGGGCGAAAGAACATTAGAGCTACAACAAAAGTATTTCAAAGAGGGTAAGAGCAAGCTTGACGGTGTAAGCCAAAAGAGTAAGCATCAAAGCAAGCCGAGCAACGCCGTTGACATTGCGCCTTATCCGATTGATTTCAACGAAAAAGAGAAAGCCCGAGCACGGTTCTATCATCTTGCCGGTTATATGTTTATGGCGGCAGCTCAGCTCAAAGCCGATGGTGTTATCACCCATGAGCTCAGATGGGGCGGTGACTGGGATAGCGACAAAGATTTTGCAGACCAAAACTTTGACGACTTACCACACTTCGAGCTTGCATAAGTTTAAAAGCCCGTTTAACACTGTTTAAACGGGCATTAAAACGCTTTTTAAAGTCTCCAAATTGCTTGGCGACTTTCAAGATCGTTTATAGGAGAGAGAATGGATTTAGGAAAATTAACTGATGAACAAAAAAAAGGTCTCGGAGAGCCGAACGCAAGATTTTTAACCGCAAAAGAAAAAATAGGTCTTTTTAGGCTCATGTCAAAAGTGATTTTAAGCTCGGGAGGACAAAGTGCTACATCCGCAAACACAAGATGCGACAATGAACGAAGCATACAAAAATCTAAGTGAACATATTGGGAAGTTTGCGGACTTTGATGCTTTTTATAGATATTTTTTAACAGTAGTCAAAACAGACGACCAATCTAAAATAAACAAATGGCTTTTAAAAGTTCTTTTTGTGCTTTTGAAACAAAATCAAAATCACAAACACGACTTTGACAAGCTGTGTGAGATCGTTGATATGCAAAAGAGAGAAGATCTTATGAGTTGGCTCAAAGAGAGTCTAAAAAAAGCTATGGAGGCTAAAAAGTGAATAATGTTTTTGAATATCTGCAAACGCTCAAGCTGCAAGACACTCATTTTAATGCAGAGGTTGAGTTTTTAATCCCCGACTTTTTGCCAAAAAAGCTCATAACAATGTATTACGCAGACGGAGGCAACGGCAAGAGCTGGCTTGCTCAAGCGATTACAAATCATTTGCTTGATGAAAAAAAGGTCGCAATGTTGACTTATATCGACTTCGACAATCCGGTGAGCATCTTGAAAGACCGGAATATTTATGATCTACTCATCAAGAAGCATAAAAATCTAAATTATATCCAACGCTCAACACTCAACATGCCGCCGTTTGACTTGCTCTTAAAGCTTGAAGAGCATGCCTATAATGGAGCTTATGAAGATTGTGTTTTTATGATTGACAGTTTGCGAAATGTGGTTGACATCATGCACGACGGCAAGGTGATGAGAGTGATGGATGCCCTGATGAATATCAGGGAAGCCGGAGCAACAATCGTACTTTTGCATCACAGTAACAAAGACGGTCGAAACTATCAAGGCTCAAACAACATCAGAAACTCTATCGACTGTATGTATAGACTCGATAAGAGACCGAGTCAAGAGAATGAGATTAATTTTTTGCTTGAAGTGCAAAAAGAGCGTGCCGGTATCAAAGACCGTGCGTTTTGTGTCAAGACGAAAGAGCTGAGCCTGCAAGAGATGGATTTTGATATTGCTTGCATGAACGAGTATGAGCTTGAGTTTGTCGAGAAAGTTAAAAAGGCTTTGATGCTTTACAAAGAGGGCTTGAATAAAACCGAGCTGCTTGAGAATACTGGTCACAAAAAAGATGATAAGACGGCGAGAGACACGCTAGATAAGTTCACCGACAAGTTTTGGAAGTCCAAAAAAGCGGGTAACAAATATGTTTATAGTTTGGGTTGATACAACCTTTACAACTTCTACAACTTGCAAGTTGTAAAGGTTGTAGATGTTGTATGCCCCTCAGCTACAACTTGGAAGGATAAGAGATGACAGCAAAACAAAAAGAGCTTAAAAAGCACCTTATCAAGGTGTGTCATACGCTCAAAAGAGACAAGTTCCCCGATGATGATATACGCAAAGATTATCTCTTCGTGACCTACGGCAAAACATCAACGAGTGAGCTGAGTATTGACCAGCTCAAAGAGTTTGCAATTTTCCTCGGTTATGGAAGAGCAGCTTATGAGAAAAAGCCTTTTATCAAAGATAAGAGCCAGATGTCAGTGCAAAACGCAACCCAAAGTCAGATTGATACTATCGAGGGCGTTTGGTTTAGGATTGCTAGAGAGCCGAGCGATTTTGCGCTAAGAAACTACATTCACAGAATAACTGGCATGAGACCGCTTTATTTGCGCTTTTTAAGTCGCACGGATGCGGGGAAAGTCATAACTGGTCTTTTGAAAATGCAAGAGGATTGGAATAAGAAAAGAGAAGAAAAGAACGAGCAGAGTTGAGCCTACTCGTTCATGTTCGCTTATGGAGTTGAGGGTCGAACTCGAACAACCCAAAAATTATAGCACAAAAAGGGGTTAATCGTGGTTACAACCGTGGAGCTATTTGAACAGTTTTTCCAAAAAATCAAAGAGTGCGACTCTATAACCGACATTTACAAAGAGTTTGGTGGCAGTTCTATTTATGTGCCTTCTTATAAGTCCGTATGCAGAAACAAAGAGATATTGAACGAATACGAAGCCTTAATTAAAGAGGGAGCTCAAGGAAGCGGCATTATCCGTCGTCTCGCCTCAAAATATGACTTGTCTGTCTCTCAAATATACGCTATTACAAAAGACATCAGAGAGCCTTCACTTTTTTAACACCAAAAAGGCTCTTTGTGGTTGCCGAGATTAAGGCGATTGCGGTCGCTTTAACTTGTCAATTGCAAAATTTAGGTAAAATAAAGGAGAAAAAAAGGATGGCACGATTGAAAAATATAGAATTGTTTGATTTGTATGTCGGTAAGACATTTGTGAAGCTTTATGAGAGCTTCCCTCTAAGATGTGAACTTGATATTTGTGAAATGACAGATAAAGAGTTCGACGAAGAGACTCTCAAGACACCAAAAGAGTGTGATATATACAGAGATACCGTGATTTGGTTAAGCGAGAGCGGGTATATCAACTATGATGCACAACATGAGTATGGCTTTAGAGGTGTAGTTTTAAGTGCAAAAGGACTGGAATTACTCAAGGCAATACCTGAAAGCATGCAAAGAAAAACAGGCATAGGCGAAAAGCTCTCTTTCATAGCCAAAAATGGCGGAGACGAAGCCCTAAAGCAAACCGTCAATGCTATGCTGAGCATGGGGCTTAAAATGTTTGGAGGTGTGCAGTGAGTGAAAATATTATAAAACTTACATGTAAAGAGCTGGGGATGACCTATCGTCAGCTTGGCGATGCGGTAGGGTATAGTGAAGGGGCTATTAAAAATGCCGCACTTGCTCCAGAAACAAGTCCATCTATGCAAAAAGCCATAGAGCTTTATCTTGAAACTATCGAACTTAAAAACAAACTGCAAGCCTCCGAAAACTTCAAACAACACCTCAAAGACTTTCTTCAAGAGTAGTTTATGGATTTCAAATCCATAAACTACTTATCTATCTTCCTAATTTATGACTTCAATTATTTTAAAATTCCTAAAATATGCTTTTAACTATTGACAAAAGAAATAAAACAGGATAATATTACGCCCAATTAGTCCTAAAATGTGACTAAATAAAAAACAGGAGTGATAATGGAACTTATCCAAATTAGAAACGAGGTGGCTGTAGTTAGTCATAGAGTGATTGCAGAGCGTACGGAGATACAAGAAAAATCTGTATCAAGAATTGTCAGAAATCATATTGCTGATTTTGAGGAATTTGGAGGGGTTGGATTTGAAATCCATACCTTGCAAACAAACGGAGGTGCTCAAGAGGCAAAGACATATTACCTCAATGAGCAACAAGCAACACTTTTAATGACTTTTCTTCAAAACTCCCCAGTCGTGAAAAATTTCAAAAAAGCACTTGTCAAAGCATTTTATCAGCTTAAAGCCAAAAATGCAATGATGAGTGAGTCTCAGCCTCTTTGGCTCATCAGTAAAGCGTTAGAGACGATGATGTCTCAGCAGACAACTATTTTGGCACTTCTTGAGCAAAAGCTCCGTGATGAGCCTGTGGTAAACAGAGAGTTTATCTACATCGACAAACCCACTTCTCGTATGCAACACCATAGGCTTAGCAATGAAGAGAAGTTTATCGCTAAAGTGGTCAAAGCTCTTGAAAATGAAGAGGGCATCACGCAAGGCGAACTGCTCCGCCGTGTGGGCAAGATAAAAGCCGACAAAACGGCGATAAACTGGTTAAGAGGGTATGATGGCATTTACTGGAGAGCCAATGTGCTAAGCGGCACGACATTTAGCTACTCTCTTATCAAGGAGGTGTGAGATGGGCGTTATACTTCAAACAAGCGAGAGCTTAAAAAAAATCAACCTCAAGATGGATGTACTGGCTGAAGCGGCACTGCGTATCAAAGAGAACGACTTAGCGATAGACTATTGCGACTTTTCCAAAGGCATAGGTCTTATCCTCGAAGACATCTGCGTAGAACTAGCCCAGGTGCAAAAAGTGCTAGATGAGACAAGTGTGCGGATGGCTTAACTACTAGCTTGGAGCCTTCACTTTTTTAATAGGCTCCAAGCGTCCGCTTTTGCTTTTTCAGTCTTACGCAATGCTTGAGCTGATAACTCACTTAACTTCTTATCATACGATTTTCCTGCGTTGTAATTCCAACCATCATCCGCAAATCCTACCTTAGCCACATCCGGCGTTACTCCAAACTTTTTGGCTTTGCTCTCTGTTATGGCATACGCCTGACAGCGACAGTTGAACCCGTTTGGAGGATAAAAACTATCCCAAAACTTATCATCTATCGGCAAAACCTTACCGTGCATCATTGCGTGTGATGGACGAGTGTGATTGTCTAAAATTGCAGAGTACCTCAAATAAGGAAAGTCCTCTTTTGTCTCTTGCATTTGCTTCCATGTGCCGATTGACTTTGCTTGGTGCATATTGGTCTGATAAACTGTCTTGACCCTAAAATCACTCCAGCCCTTTTGCTTCCAAATCTCCTTTGTCTGCTTTTTCCATTCCGCAAACCCCTGACCATCTTCCAATGCCTTTTTGATAGAACCAAACACAAACTCAAGCTCTGAGCTCTTGGTGAGTTCGCTGACTGTAAAAGCGAAGACCTTTGCGTCTTGCTCAAGAGCTGCAAACTCTTCGGGTGACAAGAGCAGCTTTTTTACAAAGTATTCAATCGCCTCATCGGGAGTGATTTTGCCAAAGTTAATCATCTTTGCTCATCCCATAAAGCTCAGAGATAAGGATTGCTTGCTCTATGGTCTTTTGATCCACATTCTCAAGTGAGTCCAGCGCATCAAGCAAATCCTCAAAGCTCCCCGACTTATCAAGCAGCTCGATAAAGTTTGACTTGCTCAAGCTTGCATTTTCGAGAAACGATGAGACGAGTTCGTCAAATAGTATGGCTCTTGCCGCTGCTTTCTGCTCGTCTGTATCTGTTTTATTCGCTATTAAATGGGCTTTAAACGGTGTTTTATTTGCCGTTACCGTTTCTTGTTGCTGCATCTCTTCGACCGTGATATTGTAGGTCGCTTCGATGTATTCTTTTGTTGGTCGGTATCCCATATCAAAGATAGTCTTGTCTCTCGTTGCAAGCTCAGTGTGTGGATCATCTTCATCTTTGAGCATTGCATACATTTCGTCAGTGATACCGTTGACCTCTTTGAAATAGCCTATTGCACGATTTAAGACATGCTCAAGTATCTTTCGGTCTGCATTTGCCAAGTCCTCTCTGATTTCATTGTGAACCTGAGTAGCTGCCAAAGAGCCTGAGCTTACATTGCCGGTTAAGTTGCCTCCGAGTATGGCACGGTTGATTTGTGAGTCACAATAATCAATGAGCTTGTCAAAGTCGCCTTTGTTTGAGCTTGGATGTATGAGCTCTATCTTTTCATCAGGGTCGATGACTGCCGTGTCACCGCTGAGCATTGCGTTAATCTCGTTTGCGAGTTCGTCCGCATCAGAGTCGGTCTTGCCTATTGCCCACGGGCTACCAAACTTCTCAAGGAACCTAACCCAAAACTCCATCGAAGCGTTTTTGAGTTTAACCGGAAAATAAATCTTTGCAATTGTGCCGTCGCCGTATGGTTTATTGAAGCGTTTGCGGTATGTAGCTGTGATTATTTTATACTCAGGTATATCATAGAGCATGCCTTGGTTTCTCCACTTCAAAACGCCCTCGCTGTCATACACAAAGGTGCGATAATCTCTTTGGATGAGTTCCGGCAAGTAAAGTCCGTCTTTGAGTTTCCAGTTGATTTCAAAGACATTAAAACCGTACATGTAAGTGTCGAGAATTTGAGAAATGACATCCGGTGTGAATACCTCCTCAAGAGCTGCTATGTGTTTATCATTTTTGCTGACAATCTGAAGCTCTTTTTTTTCGGTTACGCTTTTGCGGCTTTCGTCTGCTTGAGAGACGCTTAAGTCCCTGATGATTTTATCCATCTGCTCGTCGGTTAGCCCTCCGATTATAGATGAAGTGTCAATCGAAAAAAGCTGCTCGACGAGACTATTGTTTGAACTTACAAGTCTGCTCTTCTTGTTTGCATCGACTTTATTTGAGAAAAATCCCTTAAACATCTTAATCATCCATCACTCCTGGTCGTTTTCTAATTATGCGGTTTGTCCGTTTTTTCTTTTTATTCTTGCTCTTTTCGAGCTTGCTGAGCTTATAGGCTCCATGTAAACTATCGGGTGCGTCATCGTGCTCTCCTTCAGGAAACTCCTCAAGCTGCTCAATGAGAAGCGTGTGGCTCTTATGGAATAGTATCTCTGCGTTTTCAATCGGAAGCTCAAGCTCCTCAATCCTCGCCTCTTTGTTTTGACAATTGTTAATCCCTCTGAGCGGTAAGTGTACTCCGGCATCAAATGCCGCCTCAAGCATCCAGCCCTTGAGGAAAAATTGACCGCCGTTTGTCTCAACACCGATAATCTTGCAGCGGTAGAGCTGCTGAAGCTTGATGACGGTGTTGATGATTTCTCTTGCTGGCATAACTTTGACTTTGCTCTCAAGAATATAGCCTTTGCGTTCACTGTCTTTTATTCCAAGGACAGTGATTGCCGTGTAGTCGCTTTTCTTTTTCTCTCCAGCTGGGTCAACCCACATAACATGGCGGTCGCATTTTGGAGCAGTGAGGTAAAAGTGCATATTCTCTTTTTTGAACTTTTGAGCCTCACTAAGAGGATTATTCATCTGCTCTTTGTTGAAAGCTTTGGGGTTTTCTGCTCTGATTTGCATAAGCTTATTGATCGGGAGAGCTTCTTTCCAAAGAACCTCTGCACCCTCGTCCATTTCGGTTTTATGCTTGAGATAGAAAGCCTCTGCCTCATGCGTCCCCATGTTTTTGTAAAGAAAGCCGTATCTATCCCATAAGTCCATGCGCTTTGGAAAAGTGATAACGGACTGAAACTTTTTAGGGTTCCAAAACTGGAGCTTGAGCTTTCGTGCGAGTACGCTGTCTCGGTGTAGAATGGTTCCGATGTAAAGAATATCCATCGACCTATCGGCTGAGCCTAAGTTCAAGACTGCTTCGTCCAGCCACTCTTCAAGCTTGTCTCTTTGAGGTTTGCTTCTTACATTTGTGTCGTTCTCAAGGTCGTCAAGGATTGTGAGGTCGGGTCGATATACGCCGAACTTCACACCTCTGAGCCTTTTGCCACTACCAAATGCCTTGAACTTGACACCGTTACGAGTGACAAACTCTCCAACTTTCCAACTAGTGCCTATACCGCAGACATCAGGAAAGTCAGCTTTGAGGTTTTCGTTGTCCTCAAGCTCGACCTTGATTGCCTCAAGGTTTCCCTCGACCAGTTCGACTGCGTCTGAGATTTCGACAATAAAGCGTTTCTTTTTGTATGTCGCACACCATAGTGGGAAGAGCTGCGAAACATAAGTAGTCTTTGCATGTCCCCTTGGTGCAGCTATGGCGTTCTTGGTTCCCTCAAGCGTTGTTGTAATCTCGACAAACTTTTCCTCAAGGTATTCGTGAAGAGCATTTTTGCCAGGTATGCTGAAATAATGTGGGAAGTATGTTCTTGACCAAAACTCAAAGTCATGCTCACCTCTTGCAACACGCTCATCTCTTGTTTTTGGGTCAAGGGTGGCGTTGCATAGGATTTGAGCTCTCAGCTCCTCTTTGAGGTCATCCAACCAATCAACAAAATCTTTGCGTGTCAGCTTTCGGATAGTCTTCTCATCCTTGCCGTCAAGCTCATAGCTGAGTCGTGTCTCATCTAAGAACGAGCCCAGCTCTTCTTTACTAAACAACATCAATCGTTCCTAAGCTGTCGGTAAATTCTTTGCTGCCAAGCATGTCAACCATCTTCTCAATGCACTTTTTGTCGCCGGTATTTTTAAACTCTCCGACGATCAGCTGCACAACTCTTTTTGCGATTGCGAGTTTATAGCTCTCAGGGTCTTCAAAACTTGCCACTTTTTTCATTTTGGCAAATGAGTCTCCGAGCTGAGAGAGTGCTGATGCTTTCTCGTTTGCTTTTAGACTGGACTCATTTATCTCTTTGACTGCGAGATACATTTGCTCGATGAAGTTTTGATAAATCACGACTTTGTCATCGCCACGCTTATTCAGATAACCGGCAGCTCTGAGCTCATCCCAATCACCGTCTAGGCTTTTGTAGTTTTTGATAGTCTTTACATTCTTTGACAATATCTGAGCGATTTTGTCGATGTCAAAGCCTTTTAAGTAAAGCTCTTTTGCGAGCTCTTTTGTGTTAGTTGTTGGTGCCAAAATGTTTCCTTAGTTGGTTTGTTAGAATTTCGGTTATTTCCTCATAGTCGTCTTTGTTGATGCCTAAAAACGCTCTTGCTGGCATCTTCTTTGTGCCGAACTGATGGAAGACTCCGTAATTGACTGATGCACCTATCTTTACAAATCCTTTGCCATCGATGTAAGTTACCCTTTTGAGCTGTCCGGTTTCGCCGTGCAGTATTTTTCTGCCTTGAGTCTTCTTTGTCTCTACCTTTCGACGCTTCCATTTGTTACCGTCGGGGTCAATCTCATTCTCAAACCGTTCTATCGTTTGACCGACAACTGCTTGACCTATACTCTTGAGAGCTCTTGTAAGTGGAGCATCGCCAAAGCGTCCGAGCATTTCAAGACTGGCATTGAGTTCATCGAGTCCGCTTACTTTTACTTCGAGCGTCATTTAAACACCTCTTAAAGACCAGTTAAATCCAAACGCTGGCTATTGTGGACAAAGCTGCGTTTCTTTTGCACCGGACTCTTTGCACCGCTTGTTGTTACCTCTGTCGGTATTTTCTTTGCCGCCATTTTAAGAAGGAGCGACTCGCACTTCTCTTGAACCTCTTTGATTGACTCTTTCGGAAAGCCGTTGCGCTTTTTTAGCTCAATTACTGTCAGGTCAACGGCGATGTCTTTGAGTAGAGGCGACGGGTTTGAAGGTATAGTGATAAAAGAGCTAATAAAAGAGATAGTGTCTTGCATACAGTCGTCAATGATGCTTTGGTCAATCTCGCCAGTCGCATTAACATCGCTAAGCTGTAAAAGCTCTTTTTGAGATACCTCTTTTAGTAGGTCTTCGTTAGTTATCATCTTAGTCCTTTGTGTAGTACCGTTTAAATGCCGTTTAAAATCGCCGTAAATCGTTTAAAATCTTTTTTTAGTATCTTTTACCGTCTTAGATAAGAAAAGGGCTTTTAAGCCCCTTTCTGTTCGTTTTATGCAGTTTGATACTTCAACTTGATTAAAGCACCNGGTCTGACACATACCGGAATAGGTCTTGTTTCACTCACGACAGAGTATCCACGACCTTTTGGCAGCTCTTCAGGTGTAGCCGTAAAGAATAGCAC